CCAGAACTCTCTGAAGACGTAAAAAAACTAGAGGAGAATATTGATCTCCCAACAGTTTACAAGATCGTAGAAGCAGCATCAGGTATTAAACTTGCTGAAGTTTCAGACGTTCTTGGCGTAACTATGGCTGAATAATTTAAAAGAGGTGTGAAACTAAATGGCTGATGTTAATGCTAATATTGGTATTAATATTGACTCGTCTAATGCATTAGCACAGTTAAAAGCATTACAACGTCAGATATCTCAGTTTCACACCTCAATAGCCAGATCAAGTGAAGCAGCAGCCCTTGCTCAAAAGGGTTTACAAAAAAATCTTTTAAATAGTATAAATGCTATCGGTTCTTTTACTGCCGAAATGCGTACAGTCAGAACATCTGCAGAATCATTTACTAACTCATTAGAAAAAAATAAGTTTTCAATGCGTGAGTACTTCCGCTATGCGGGAGCATCTACAAAAACATTTGGAAGATTATTCAAGTCAGAGTTTGACACAATTGGCAAGGTAGCCGAAGAACGTGTAAAGAGACTACAAACTCAATACATTAAGATGGGCCGTGATACCAACGGGGCAATGAAGGCAATGTCTATCATGCCTACCCAGTTGAACATGAGCGACTATACAACTAAGATTCAAATAGCAGCGCAAAAGCAAGCGTTATTTAATCAATTAATGAAACAAGGATCTACCAATCTATTAAACTTTGGTAAGAATACACAGTGGGCTGGTCGTCAGTTGATGGTTGGTTTTACCCTGCCATTAATGGTTCTAGGCTCAACAGCAACAAAAACATTTATGGAAATGGAAGCCCAAGCACTTAGATTTAGAAAGGTTTATGGAGATTTATTTACTCCACAGGCTGAAACACAGGCAGCACTGGATAACATTACAGAACTTGGAAGACAGTTTACTAAGTATGGAGTTGCAGTTTCTACTACTGTTGGTTTAGCAGCAGAGGCTGCAGCAGCAGGTTTTCAAGGATTAGATTTACAGCGTCAGACTGCACAAGCAACACGCCTTTCTATTCTTGGTCAAGTTGAAAGTCAAAAGGCTCTTGAAACAACTATATCATTACAAAATGCTTTTGGAATGTCATCTGAAAAACTTGCAGAATCAATTGACTTCCTTAACGCAGTAGAAAACCAAACAGTAGTATCACTTGATGATATTACTACTGCAATTCCAAAAGTAGCACCAGTTATTCAACAATTAGGTGGAGACGTAAAAGATTTAACATTCTTTATGGCTGCTATGAAAGAAGGTGGTATTAATGCATCAGAAGGTGCAAACGCACTTAAATCTGGTCTTGCAGCATTAATTAATCCAACTAAAAAAGCATCAGATATGCTTGCTTCATATGGTATTAATGCAACTGCAATTGTTGAAAAAAATAAAGGTGATCTTAAAGCAACTGTTATTGGATTTGCTCAAGCATTAAATCAATTAGACCCATTGGCAAGAGCAAGAGCAATTGAACAAATGTTTGGTAAGTTCCAATTTGCTCGTCTATCTACATTATTTGCTAACGTAGCAAAAGATGGAAACCAGGCTGCTCGTGTACTTGACTTAGCAAATTCTTCAGTAGAAGAACTTTCTGCTTTATCTGAACAAGAATTAGGAATGACTGCAGATTCTGCAATGAATAAGTTTAAGAAAAGTGTTGAAGATCTTAAATTTGCACTTATACCAGTTGGAAAAGCATTTTTAGAAGCAGCAACACCTATAATTGAGTTTGTTGGAAACATACTTGAAAAGTTTTCTAACCTTTCAGATGGCACTAAAAAGTTAATTACATTATTAACAGTCGGAATTGGTGCAGTAGGACCTGTGCTTCTTATGACATTTGGTTTGCTTGCAAACGGTGTTGCAAACATTATCAAACTATTCTTAACATTACGTGGCGGGTATCAAAGATTAACTGGTCAATCACAAATACTGGGAGAACAAACACAGTATATGACAATGGAGCAGTTAGATGCAGCAGCAGCAGCACACTCACTTAATCAAACACACGCAAACCTAACACAAACATTTACTGCTGAAGTAGCCCAAATAAATAAACTTATAGCAGCATATACATCGGCAGCAGGAGCAGCAAGAAACTTTTCAATGAACAATCCTGGAATGATGATGCCAGGACGAGGTGCTAAAAAATTTGCAGACGGTATTTTAAGGGTTCCAGGTAGTGGGAACAAAGATACAGTTCCAGCAATGCTTACACCAGGAGAAGCAGTTGTTCCAGCAGAAATGGCAAAGAAATATGCACCATTAATTAATGGAATGATTGCGGATAATATTCCTGGATTTAAAAAAGGTTTGCCACTTGGAGATATTAAAAAAGGCTTGGGTCTTTTTAGAGCACCATATGCAGTAGCAACACAAACTGGAAAAATGAGTTGGGAAACTTTACCAGCAGAACTTGCAGCAGTTGAAAAAGCAGCCTCTGAAGTATTAAACAAAACTTTATCAGATGTTAAGGTAGTCAATGAAAGAATTGCAAATTTAAAAAGAAAACAGGCTTCACACATTATTCCAGATGTAAGTTCTATGAATGTTGCTGGAGAGCAAGTTAATATTAAAAATTGGAAAGCAGCAAATCTTCAGGCCGACACAGGTTATGTTAATTCATATGTTAACACTATTCAACAAAGCGGTAAGATAATTGAAAACTTTAATAAACAACATATAGATGAGGCAGCAAAAACTTTAAACATATCAGTAGAAGAAGTTGCAAGAGAATTAGATAAACTTAAAAAAGGAATACATCCTACAACTAGAAAATCTGCAGGAGTATTAAGGCAAGTAGCAATGACTGATCCAGGATATCAAGGACAGGCAGCAGCAGCAGGTCTTGGAGTCAGACTGTCTGGAGATTATTATGAAACTCTTGGATCTAGAACATACGACCCAGCAAAAGATGCTAGTGCTGCTAAAACAACAGAAAGAAAAATACAAAAACTACAACAACAAATTGCTAGTCGTTCTTTGCCATTATCTCAGGGAATAAATTTTGAAAAACTAAAAGCACAAACTGCAGGTACTGGTGGCGGTGCAAATATGATTGCTGGAGTAAGAGCGGGACAACAAGCAAAATATGACAAACAAGATGCTGCTATTTTAGAAGCAATGGGAATAAAAAATGCAAGATCTGCAATTACTGCTACAGAAAGAGAAGCACAAACAGCCTCACCATCTAGAAGAACAAGAAAAATTGGTCAAGACATTGCTCGTGGTCTTGAAGTTGGAATGGCAGATAGGCAAGACGATGTTGCATTAGCAGGTTCTCAATTAAGTCAGGCTGCCACAGGTGGAGTCCGCGGGGGATCCAGACAAATTCCATTCACAGCACCAGGACAACCAGGATCTGTAGCAAGAAATATTCCAACAACTCCAGGAATGAACATAAACGATATAGCAGCAAAAGCAAGGTTTAATAGAGATGCATTATTAGCAACTCAAGCGCAAAAACAAACAGCAGCAATGAACCAAAGAATGAACTCATTAAACAAAGCATTCATGTCTGGAACATTTGCATTGTCTGCCTTGTCAGGTGTAGCGTCAATGGCTGGTGGAAATCTAGGAAAATTCTCTCAAATACTATTTCAAATAACTGGACCATTGTTTGCTTTATCTTCTATCATTCAATTATTAACTGGAGAAAAAGTATTAAATAATCTTAAAAAAATTGGATTGCTAAGGTTTGGAGCAGCGGCAATTGCTATAGGCGGATTTATTGTTGCAACTAATTTATTAAATAAAGCAAGAGAAAAAGAAAGAATTGCAATGTATGGCTTAGCAGACGCAATAACAACAACAAAGGAAAAAACAAAAGTTCTTGGAGATTTTTTTGGTACAGTGGCTACGCCAAGGGCTGGATCTCAAACAGAATTTAGTGCAATACAAGCAAAACCAAATGAACGAAGCAAGATTCAAGATTTAAAGAAAACAGAAGGTTTTCAAAAAGAATATAAAGATGGAATTGAAGGTTTAAAACAAGCAACAGAAAGCGAAGCACTGCTAGCGCTACAAACATTAGCAATAGATTTACGTGGACAAGGCTATGCAAAAGAATCAATAGATATTATTATAAAGGCCCTTGCTGAAGAGGCTGGAAAATCTAAGGTTGCTTTAAAATTTGCACAAATAGATTTATCAAAAGAAGAGGGTAGAAATAGTGCAATTAAATTAGTAGACGATATTGGAAATAGTTTTATTGCTGGAGTAGGTAAAATACAAACAAAGATAGATCGTTTTTATGGAAATATTTATACTGAAACTACAAACGCACAAAAGAAACAAATAACTTTAAGCGGTCAGGAATTGGGAAATGTTCTTTCTGGAATTACAGGACAGTTTAGAAGCGGAGTAATAGGAGCAACTGAATATAATAAAATTATGGGTGTGTTATCAAATCAACTTATTGGAGTGGCAAACTCAGGTATATTAATTGATGCCGCAATAAAAAGTGTTAACGCAGATATGGGCGCTTTTGCTGCAGGTTTAAATGATCCAATAGATAAAATGCTTTTATTCAGAGCAACTCTTCTTGGCATTACAACTTTATTGCCACAATTTCAAAAGTTAAAATTTGGTTTTGAATTTGAAAAAGATGTAGCAAGAAAAGAAATAGAAGCAGCAATAAAGCAAGAAGAAAAAGTTCTTGCAGATGTAGCAAAACGCTTAAGAGATTCTTTAAGCGGTAAAGGTGAACCAAATGCTTTACAAAAAATGATAACAGAAATAGAGAATCAAACCAAGGCATTTAATATTTTAATTAAAAAAAGAGTTGAATATAAACAAGCATTAGAATTATCAAATAATGCAGAGGTAGCAAATTTATTAATTTTAGCAGAAAAAAATGGAACGTTGCCAAAAACAATTGCATTAATTGAAAAACTTACTTTAGCAACAAAAGTCAATGCAGCAGCGGAACTTAAGGCATTGCCAGCAGTAGATAAAAGATTATTAGAGTTAGATTATTTAAAGAAACAAGTAGACCTACGTGAAGCAATAATTGACGCACAGTTTGCTCCACAAATTAAAAAAGAAAATGATGCTTTAGGTATACAAGAACAAAAGTTAAAAGATGTAAATAAAGAAATTGAAAAAAGAACGCGTGAACAAATTGAGCCAAAACAAAAAATAATTGAAGCAAACAACTATGCCCTTCAAGTTATTGCCTTACAAGAAGATGCAATAAACGAAAAATACGATAAAGAAATAAAAAACTTAGATAAAATTGAAAAAGCCAATCAAAACATTGCAAACATTCAAAAACAAAGAATGTCAATTGCGGATGCCCTTACTCGTGGAGACATATCTGCTGCTGCACAGGCTGTACAAAACGCAAGAGCAGAAAATGCCCAATCCGCTTTAACTGGACAAAGAGATACTCTAACTCGTGTTCGTGATGAAAGTATTGCAGCACTTGGCAGAGTTGAAATTGAAAAAACAAATAAAATACTTCAATTAGAAATAGCAACTATTGAACGAGGACAATTGTTAACTCTTCAAACACAAAAAACAACAATTGAAAATACAATTGCTGGACACACTGCAAACCTTACAGCATTAAGAGATGAAGTTATTCAACTTAAAGAAACTTATAAGTATGGTAGGTATACAAAGTTAGAAATTGAAAGTCTTGAAAGTTTAATTTTAAAGGCACAAGCAGCGGGAGTTAAATTTACCGACGAACTTATTAAACAAGCAGATGCTGCTGAAAGACTTGCTGCAGCCCTTGCTAACAGAAAATCAACTGGCGCAGAAGTTTTAGCAGGCATATCATCTGGAACAATTACAAAAAACACTATAACTTTTGATCAAGCAATGGCTGGTGCTAAACAAGCAACTAAAAATATAAGTGACTTCCTTGCAAAAAATACTAAGCCACAACGTAAAATGTTTGGCGGACCAATATTGTCTAAAGGCAGGGGCGGAATGGGAGCAGTTAAAGCCATGGCCTTTGGCGGTAGAGCAATAGGATCTGATAGCGTACCCGCAATGCTAACTCCTGGAGAGTTTGTAATGAATAAGGCAGCATCAAAGGCATATGGACCATTACTTGAAAGAATAAATGAATCTAAGTACCCTGGAATGCTTAGTGGAGGCGGTATGACTCAAATTCCAGTAACTAACATTTCAACATCTATGAATGATAACTCAACGGCAGTGTATAATTATAATTTAGGATTCAGTATTAATGGTGCCAATGGAAGTGCTAAAGATATTGCTAATGCGGTAATGAGAGAAATTAAAAATGTTGACTCACAAAGAATTAGAGGGCAGAGGCGATAATGGCTACTAGTGCTTATTTAACAGGTAGACGTAGATATACTAGACCGCAGGGTATATTGTGGGCAAACAACGCTGGAACCCTCTCCAATGGCTTATACGTGCCTACTGGGGTAGAGGTAGGGGCCTCCACAGCAGAAACAGATCCAAACCTCCTAGATCAGTTTATTATTTTATCTGATCATAATAGAGGGGATATGCAATTTAATACCCAGCGAATTGAGCAACGTCAAAGAACTATTAATGGTCGTATGCGTTCATATCACATTGCCGATAAATTAACTATGTCTGTATCTTGGAACATGCTGCCTTCACGAGGGTATTCAGGATTACCAAATTTTAACTCAACAACAGGAGTATCACCAAGTGAAGGATCTACAGCAGAGTACACAGCAGACGGTGGTGCAGGTGGCGTAGAACTTCTTGATTGGTATGAGACACATCAAGGTCCTTTTTATATGTACCTTGCTTATGATAAATATACAAACTTAGATGGTCAAAATTATAAATATACTGGTTTGAACAGATATAATCAAATCATTCAAGTTTATTTTGCAGATTTTAATTATTCCGTCGTAAAGCGTGGGGCAACAAATCATGACCTTTGGAACATATCGGTAACCCTGGAAGAAGTTTAAATGTTTGAAAGTACCGACCTAAAGAATCACTTTGAAACATCTGCAACAATACAAACAGAGTCACTAGTTCTGGCTGAGTGGAATATGAATATGCCAGATAACATATTTAAACTTGGCAACTACAGATATAGATCTCAAGAACAAAACTCTCAATTCTTAACATTACCGAATACATTTGATAACGCAGATGCTGGATTATTTTATACTGGAGCCACAGATGCAGACGTTGTTATTGATGGAGGGTTTGAAAATAATGGAACACCACAAACCTTTACATCTATAAAAGAAAAGAACAAACTTTTATACTCATTAGAGGATTGCGTAAAGCCATTTAGACCAAGATCTGGTATTAATAAAGCAGTTGCTTTTAAAGGTAAGTTTTTATCAAACTCTGGTAGCGATCTTGCTAGAAGGCCAAGATATTACATGGCATCACGATATGACCAATTTAAATATTTTACATCTTTTAGAACTGAAGACGGCATTGAAAGAGGTATTGCTAAAACTATAGTTAACGGTAATTACTACATAGATGACGCTGCCCCGTTCGTGGTTTATAAAGAAAATGTACCAGCAAACCGAATTATTGTAAAAATGCAAACCAATGTTGGAGATATAGATTTAGGAGATTTTACTGATATATCTAGAACTTTTGCAGATCCGTTTTTTGGTAACGCAAATAAAACAACTCCAACAAGATGGAAAGTCCAGCATCTTGAAGGAGACAATTGGGTAGACTCTTATGTTTTTACTGAAAATGATACTCGTGATGATGGGTCTGCAATCATTACTCATGATGGATATGTTGAGTTACAGTATAGAATAAAAAACATTCCGACTAATTTTAACGATAGTTTTATTCATGTTGAAACCATTTCTTCATCTACTCTACTACCAACCGAATCAATAAACGGATACGCATATTTAGTTATTTCAAATGCAGGAAGTGTTGGAACTTATCATGTTTGGAATAGCACTACTAACACATACAATACGTTTACTCCTGTTTACGGATGGGTATTGGGAAGAGAACAAATTGATAATAAAACAACATTTGTTACAAACCTAACAACTCCACTATCTTTTCAAGAAACAACAAATGGTCAAACTGTTTACAGAGAGTTTCAAAATATTCGTGGGCTAAGAGTTGTAGTAGAAAGAATGAATAAGTTTGATTCTACCTTTGACTTAATTGAAATGTCACCAAGACTAGTTGTTGATATATCTGATAAAACAATAGAATATAGTATTAAAAAAATTCTTTCTGATCTTGGAACATCTGCTTTACCAGTGGGACAGTTGCTTGCCTCAACTGGAAGTATATCTTTATTTGATGATGACCAAGCGTTTAACGACAACAACACTACTAGCATAGTTAGTGATTATGTCCGCAAGAACATTAAGTTTAATTTTTACGAAAAAATATTAAATGTAAGCGGATTTGATTATTGGGTTCCAATTAAAACACTTTACTCTGATGGTTTTCCACAGGCAGATGTTACCGCTGGAACATTAGAAATATCGCTAAGAGACTTTTATTTCTTTTTAGAATCTATGCCTGCCCCAAGAATGCTGGTAACAGAAGTATCTCTTAGTTATGCAATTAGTTTAATTCTTGATTACATTGGATTTAGCAACTACGCATTTTATAGAACAACAAACGAACCAGATCCAATCATCCCGTATTTCTTTATTGCTCCAGATCAAACGGTAGCAGAAGTATTAAATCAACTTGCAGTGTCTACACAAACAGCAATGTTTTTTGATGAATACAATAATTTTATTGTAATGAGCAAAAACTATATGCTTCCAGACGTAGATGACAGAGCATCCAGTATGACTTTATCTGGATCCAACAATCAATCTGTCAGCGGCATTGTTGAAAACTTATCATCTGGTACGCTTCCAAATATTATTTCAATTGCATCTCAAGACAAAAAAGTTTACAATAACGGAAAGATTAATTACACAACTAGATACATTCAAAGATCTTATGGATCTATTCGTCAAGCAAGCATGATTGATATAGACAAGACTTGGATTTATAAGCCCTCGCTTTTGTGGGAAGTCTCTGGAACAGATTCAACTAAAACAATTAATGAGGTTGCATCTAAACAAGGCAAGTATGTTTTAGGAGCAATGCCTTTAAATTCTGACCTTACTGCATCTGCACCAAGTGTGGTTAATCGTAAAATAGTTAATAATGTTTTTGATCTTGGAGAAAACGTTTATTGGCTTACAAGGTATCAAGGATATTTTTATTCTAATGGAGAAGTTATTAGATATGATGCTGCACAATTTAACGTTACCCTTGCAATTTGGTATCCAATTTTGTCAGACGGTATAAACTTAGATGAATCTAAACCAGAAATTGTTTTACCTGGAAGATTAGCACCATCAAGTGTTATTGATGATTTAGATAAAAGAGTTGCAAATGGAGAAATTACAGAAGCGCAAAAAGGTGAAGAGATTCAAGCATGGAGAGTTTCTCACAGACAAGGCAGTAGTAACGTATGGATTGCCAATAATCAAGAATATCAAAACTTTTTTAGATCATTACCATTTAACGGAAAAATATACCCAACTGGCTTAGTAAGAATTTACACAGTTCCATTTTATGAAGAAATTGAAGGTGTTACTCGTTTACAAAATGGTGCAGTTTATGAACATGGCCGTGCTCAATTTGGAACAACAATAACAAGTCATACTGCTGGAATAGATACTTATTGGTCAGACAACACTTATGTTAGAGGTTGTGAAATGGAAACTGAATATTTATTTACAACTACCTTGCTTGAAGATATTTCTTTGCCAGCAACCACAACTGGAGCAGCAGGAGTTAATAACTCTAAAGCGCAACAGACCTCAAGAGGCGGAACAATTAAAAACTTTATGTCTTCAAGTTACACTACAGAGACTCCAGTTAATTCAACTATATCTACTAAAACTGGAACAATTCAATCATCAGCCTTAGTAATGAATGGACCAACCTTTGAAACAACTGAAACTTCAATTGACTTAGTTTCTTATGTTTATAAAGAGTTAGATAATTCTTATAAGCATTTTGGAACAAGAATGCGTATTGTTGGTAAGATTGAGAATAATGAACGTCGCAGTCAAACACCAAATGGAAGCACAACCTATTATCGGGTTGCTGGAGTTCAACCAGATCAAGATGTAATCATTGGCGGTGGCTCAGGTGGTCTTGCAGTATTGCTTAATCCAACTACTAACAACGGATATTATTTTGAAATTGCTGCCTTAACAAGTGACAACATAGAGTCATATTTACAATTAGACAAAGATAATCAATCAGATATTTCTATCAACAATGTTGTTTTTTACAAAATTAAAAAAGATGCATCTAACAATAATGCAATTCCTGTAAAACTTTACGGAGGTCTAGCAAAGATTACAGTTGACGACGGTAGATTTACTGGTCAGTATAGGATGGCTGGTGAGGAAAATCCGACGGTATATGATTTAGCAGTAGAATATCAAGACATAGGAAAAACAAGAAGATTCTATCTATACATTAATAATCAATTAATTAAGGTTGTAGATGACCCAGACCCACTTCCAATATATAACAATATGGCTCCGTTTGTTCGTGGTTCATCTAGAGTTATGTTTGAAAATATTTATGCTCTATCACAGAACTACTCTCAAAATACCGTCTTTACAGTTGGAGAAACCTTATCATCTGCTTTTGGGGATAACGAAATAAGTGCTAGCGAGTCTTTAAGAAAATATGCAATGAGCGGTATTGTTCAAGCAACCTATCTATCTGGAATTAGTGCTCAACAACCACCTAAATATAATTTATACTTTGATGAGTTTGGCTCAATTATGAGAGAGTGTGCTTACTTTGATGTTAAGTATGATCGTGCATACCCTGCACTTTATGCCAAGTTATCACCAACATTTAATAACGTTAAAGGCTACGTCTCATCTGGGTTTTATGCAGACTCATACGGCGCTGAGTTTTTAATATTTAATGCTACAGACACAGCCTTAAACCTTGACGAAACAAGCGGTAACTACTTAAGAATTCAAGGTGTTACATTTACACAGGACACTACTCACGAGTTAACAGTTGATGAATACTTTAAAAAGCGTAGTAATTTTTCTAATCCATTACTAACTGGATCTTCTCAAATTGTTTCTCCGCAAGTTGAAAAACAAAGGTTTGATGAAATTAAAAGAAGCAGAATGATTTACGGAAACAATGAGTTTACTTTAGACACTCCATACATACAAACGCAAGATGATGCAGAAAACCTAATGGGCTGGATGATAGATAAACTTATGGTTCCTAAAAAATCAATTGGTTTAAAAATATTTGCAACTCCAACAATTCAACTTGGAGATATTGTAACAATTAACTATAAAGATTCTAATAACTTAGACTTGGTTACTTCGGTTGACTCTAGATTTATAGTCTATAACATTGAGTATGCAAGAAAAATAAATGGTCCAGACATGACACTTTATTTGGCGGAGGTATAGTATGAGTTGGTATGGAGCATATACAGAATCAGGAAATAAAAAAAGTTCTACATCATCAAGCATTAAAGATATTCCTGGAGATCCTGCAAAAATAGCAGAAGCCATAGCGGTTGTTGGTGAGAAACAAGTAAGAGATAGAGGTGGGGTAAACGCTCAAGGATATTTTAATGATGTTCCAACATATCAACAATTAAGTGCAGGAGATAGAGCACGAGTAACAAATGATAATGGAACTATAAATACAGGGGAAATGCTTAATATATTAAATAAGCAATCAATTGCTGCAGGGCATGGATCTATCATTCCTGTCAACAGTGGTGTAACTTCAGGAGGCCCTCTTCCCAGCGCAAGTATTACAGCAACACCCCCAGCACCAGAACCAGAAATGTTTTCTGCAAGAATGTTTGCTGCTCCACCACCAGTTAAAACAGCGACTCTGGACATTATATTATTTGATGAAGAATCCGTTCCTACAGATGGAATGTTTGATCAAATATTTGAAAATATTGGTGGTCAAGAATTAATTAGCATAACAAGGTCTGACATTGTTAATGGACAAAAAATATCATATCAGCCAATCAAAAACCTTTCAGCCATTCAGCAAAGGTATAACCCAAATAATATTCTTAGCCTACAGCAAACAGCAGATAAATTTTTTGCTGGATTCTCAATTAAACTAGAAGACAAAATTCCAGAAACTGGCAACGGAACTAATGGAGAAAACGTATATCTTAACGCAGCAGGAGACTTAATTATTGAATTTATTAACGTAAATCCTGACGAACAAGTAGAAACACAAATTAGCGTAAGTGGTACAATATATGAAGCAGATCTTGGAGACTACGCCTCATGATAACTAATACTGGTAAATCTATTATTGCAAAGTATTTACTTGGACAGGCCCCTGCCTATGCCTCGTATATTGCTATTGGTTGTGGCGCTACTCCATTAGATACCGCCGATGAAATCGGAGATTATTCAACAAAAACAAATTTAGATTTTGAGATGTTTCGTGTTCCAATATCTTCTAGAGGTTTTGTAAACGAAGACGGTGTAGATAAAATTGTTCTAACAGCAGAACTACCAACAGAAGAAAGATATGAAATATCTGAAATTGGAATATATTCTGCAGGATCCAATCCATCTGCAGGAGCATATGACAGTAAAACAGTATTTGCATTTACACAAACAGAAAACTGGCAATATGTAACAGCAGCATCAGCAGTAGCAATTGATACAGAATCTGATGCGCTAGATGCTCCAAACTATGACAACGTTATTGCTGTAACAGATCCAGTATTTCAAACAAGCGCAGATAATCCAATATTTTTTAAATCACCAAGAGTTGCAAGATATGAAAGACCAAGATTTTTAAATAATATAATTATGATAAAAGGTAATGAGGCTGATCTTGATATTGAATCAGATAGCGGTCCAACACAAGATACTTTTGAAATAGGGGCGGGATCAAACTATATTAGATTAAGCGGAACAACCGTTGATTTTACAAAAAACTCTCCAACAGATCAATTAAGATTAGCATTTTCAATAGTAAATAGAGATGGAACATATGGAGATGGCACTCAACCAGAAAGGGCCAGAGTTTTAGTTTCATTTGAAAATACAAGCGGAACAGAGTTTGCAAGACTTGAAGCAGAGGTTGCTGACGATAGTAGTGGTGGACAATACGACTTTGCTACAGAGAGATACTTTGTTGTAACAAAACAACTTCAACAACTATACAGAACATCTGGCTTTGACTGGAATGCCGTTTCTGTAGTTAAGATATACGCATGTGTTATTGATGGAGTCAATCCGTCTGGCAACTACTATGTAGCGCTAGATGCTTTAAAATTAGAAAATGTTGCTACAGTAAATCCACTTTATGGATTAACAGGATATTCAGTAATTCAAACTTCAGGCGCAGCAACCATTGTTAAGAGTCCTAATACTAGTAATTATGTTGAATTTAGATTTTCAGTAGATCTTTCTAGCGGAAATAATTCATAATGGCTGATGCAGGAATTAAAAAAGTTATAATTAAAAAAGCATCTTTACCACCACTAGATCATGATAAAGTTGGATACGTTTTTAGATACAGAATTGTTTCTGAAGATAAAAACAGAACTTCTCAATGGTCTCCAATAAATCTTGTACTAGATGATTCAATTACTGCTGTTGCGGGGGCCGTACAGGTTTCAACATCAGTTATTAGTGCAGTCTGGGGAGATGAATTAAATAGACCAAAGTATGATGTTTTTGTTGGATTTGATGGGGCTACAGCAACCTACCACGGCACAACACCAATCCATTCATATCAATTTATTAAAACTGGAACTACAAATGTACGTGTAATTATTCAAGTTGAGTCATCTGAAAAAACACTAAATGCCAATTTCCAAATATACAACTCTGGCTTAGTTTCTTTGGTATAATAAAATAGGAGGAATAAATGGCAAAAGTACCACTACCAGAAAGAGGGCAACCTCTTGATGTTACATATTTATATCAGTTAATTGAGGCCGTAAACGACCTTTCCACAAATGTTGCTTCTAAGCAGACAAGTAAAACAATTATTGATACAGCAAGTGCGGGTAAGGCAGAGGTACAAACCTCTAACACAAGAATAGTGGGCGGGTTAGTTGAAGTTGCAAATAACTCAACAGTTTCAGCGGGTAACGAAAGAACGTTTACTTATGACTTTAAAGACTTTAAATACCCACCAATAGTATCAGCAACCCCAGTTAATACTGGGCAAACACCAGCAGGACAAAACGTAAATATTGTTTTAAAAAGCGTTACAGAAACAAGAGTAGAAGGTGTTGTAAGGTTTGGGGCTTCTGGCGACTTATCTTTATCAGTCCATCTAGTTATTGTTGGAATTCCAAACTAAAAGGATAATTGATGATTTCTTGCAAAAAATGCAAGGGTAGGATTTTTGTTGACAGACAGTATAGCAGTGCTCAACATATGGAAACATATTGCATGGGATGTGGACAAAGAAAATTTTTTCATCCCCCAACAGAAAGTGAAGAAGGTAGATGGCTACTAGCAAAGGAAATATTGAGAGCCAAGAATACAATAACGAAACTGTAATAAAAGGTAATAAAAAAATATGGTTTCTTAATGGGGACTTGGTAAGGCTACATCACAGTTCAAGATCTACTGGAATGGTTTCTGTTTATAATATTACTAAAGATAGAATTGAAACTTGTTTACGATCTGATTTTAGAAAAAACAGAGAACGTGCATACACTGTTACTGAGACTGCTAAATTAATTAATCGTCATAGAAAATATATGCCTAAGTTAATGAAGACTGGAATGATACCAAAACCAATTGGTGCAAGGCTAAATGGACAAAGAGGTTGGCAGATTAGATCGTATTATTCAGAAAGCACGGTAAGGGACATACGTGCTATACTGGCTACTATACATATAGGACAACCAAGAAAAGATGGGCTTATAACAAATAATATGACGCCTACAAGCCAAGAATTGACAAGGCGCATGGGTGACGGTATACTTACATATACGAAGACAGAAGATGGTAGATTTATTCCTGTTTGGGCAGAGAATATCTAATAGCAGAAATGGTGGGGTATGGAAGAAAATAAAAATACAAAGGTATCAGTAACACTAGGATATACACACAATCTAGGCAACTTTCAATCAATAAGGTTTGACCTTGGCATTGTTGATTACAAGCGTGATGAAGAAAACATAGATCAAGCATTTGAGCGTGTATACAAGTTTGTTGAAAACAAATTAATTGAAAAAAGCAACGAAGCAAAAGAATTTAAAAGCGAATAGTGGCAGAACGCAAAGACCGTATGGCTTTGCTAAGTAGGTATAATAAATTACATCTACAAAGATATGAAGCCAAAAGTAACATGAACCTTAATGTTGAGCAATGGGCTGCAGACGCTCTTGTTGAATCTTATGGAATAGGGGTTTGTTATGATTTATTGGATTATTATTTTAATATTTCTCTTTCCCCTACTTGGAGTTACTTTTCATACAATGCACAGAAAATATTGGAAGCAAAACTAGAAGTAGAGCAAGATATTAAAGACAGAGAAGAGCGAAGAAAATTAGCAAGGAAGTGGATTAGTGAATAATACAGAGGCAAAGTTAATCACCGCAGTATTAAATGACAAACAAATCCACGTACTACTACAAGCAAATGTTGACAACCTTTTAAGAACTCATAACGACGTCTGGAACTTTATCAGACTATACTCAGAAAATAATCAATCAGTTCCACCAGTATCTTTAGTCGTAGAAAAATTTAGAGATTTTGTTCCAGTAGAAGGTGTTGGTGCAACCAAGCATCACCTTGAAGAATTACAAACCGAATATCTAAATGACAGTCTTAAAGACATCTTACGTAATGCAGCAACTGAAGTTCAAGGCGGTAATGGACCAAAGGCTCTTGAACATATTATTACAAAAACATCAGAACTAAAAAAGAATACTGCTGCAATAAGAGACATTGAAGTAACAGACCTTGAGTCAGCAATTGCATATTTTGAGAATGTAAAGAAAATGCAAAGCCTAGGTCACGTTGGAATTAAAACAGGTTTGCCAGGGTTTGACAACTACTTACCTTCTGGAATCATGCCAGGACAACTAGGAGTCTTTCTTGCATACCCAGGTATTGGAAAGTCTTGGTTGGCTCTGTATTTCGCTGTACAGGCTTGGAAACAGGGTCGTAGCCCACTCATCATAAGTCTTGAAATGTCTGAGACAGAAGTTCGCAACCGTGTATTTGCAATCATGGGTGAGGGCTTATGGTCTCATCGTAAACTTAGCAATGGCGAAGTAGAGATTGATATGCTTAAAAAGTGGCATGCAGATAAATTACAAGGTAAGCCAGAGTTTCACATCATTTCTAATGATAATGGTGGCGACTTAACTCCTTCAGTTATACGTGGAAAGATTGATCAATACAAGCCAGACTTTGTTGTAGTTGATTATTTACAATTAATGTCACCAAATCAAAAGGCTGACAGCGAGACGGTACGTATGAAAAACCTTTCAAGAGAACTTAAACTTATGTCTATTAGCGAAGAGGTTCCTATTATTGCTATTTCATCTGCTACTCCAGATGATGTTAAGGATCTTTCTACCCCGCCAACT